GTCTAAGATTTGCTTTAGCTGCATTCATACAAAATGTTGTAAGAATAAGCATACTTTTACCAGGTTGATATGGCATTCTTCTAAATGTTTGTCTTACAGTTTTGCCACCGGATACTGTACCAACATTCATGTTTACTGAAGATTCATTTGTAGCAAATGTAACTGAAGATCCTGATCCTGTAGTAGATGAACTAAATTGATCATCTTCTGCATATCTATTTTGTGAATCAAATAATGTAAAAGGTTCAGATATTCTAAGTCTTCCAAATGCATCATAAGCAGTAGATCCTCCACCACCTGCTATTTCAATAGGTTGTTGTGGACAGAAAGATCCTGATTGTGTTCCATATATAAATTGTGTCATAGCAGATTGTTGATTAATTAAATCTTGTTGATATCCAAAATTAAGTTGATCTTTAATTGTGTTAATTGCTTCAAGTATTTGCCTTTGATTATTAACATCATAATTCTGTGTTGGTTCTGGTACATAAGCTGTTATCTTTGCCATTATCTTCTACCACCTGCTTCAATATCTAATCTCAAAGTTCCATATCTCCAAGTTTCACCTACTGCATCATTTTCTATTTTTAAACTCACTTGTCTTCCTCGCACGCGCGTATCTACTTTAGTCGTTGAAGATGTAATTGTAAATGGTCCAGTGATTAATGGTGGTGTTGAAGATGGAGTTGAATCAGCATCTGCTGGATAGTCTCTAAAGAATAAAGTTATTTTTGCATTGCCTTCTAAACTCTTAAAGTCTGGAATAAATCTTTTAACACGCATAATTAATTGACCATCACCGGCTAAACCTTGTTCTGATAAATCATAATCTCCTGATTTAATATATGCAGCTATTGCTGTTTGAATACCATTTGCATCTACTTCATTAACACCCGTTTCTTGTGCCCAGTATTTAGTTGAACCATATAAATTACTTACACCGTTAATTGTTGGGAAAGTTGGTGTACCATTTGTGATATATTGTGTTGCATAAGGTAAATCAAAAGTAACAGAATCTTGATATGTTGTTCTAGTTAAAGATCCAACAGCCCATGTATTTTCAACGAAGTTATAAACTACATTTCTATCTAATTGAGTTGATCCTGATTTTGCATAAAACCAACCAACTTCATTATATAATGAATTATGATATGCATAAGTAATTTGACTTGCATCATAGTTAATTCCTAAATTATCTCCAACATTTGTAAATACAAAGTCTTCAACTAAAGATGGTAATTGTTTTACTGTTCCATCAAATGCAAAGAAACCTCCTCCAAATCCCATCCAAAATACTGCACCTTGAGCAAATATCATTGCATGTTGACCAATACATCCACAGTTTGTTCCAACTTGTCTTACAGAGAATGTAAATGGAGGACCAACGAATTGAATAGTATATGCAGCTTGATCAGTTAAAACAAAGATGTAATCTTTACCTTGTATTGCTCCTATAATCTCGTTTCCCGTATCTAGTCTAAATGTACCTGCTGTATTTGTTACAGTTGGATTCCAAGTATTAATATCTTCTTGATTTGAGAATCTTATAAACATTGGATCTTGAGTTGATGGATCTCCAATTGTAGTTTCTGTTCCCATTAAGAATAAATGTCTATCTCTATCTGATACAACAGAACAAATTGAAGCTGTTGGAGCATTTGCAACAACTGCAGCTCTTACAGTTAATCTTGCTATTGCAGAAGGATCCCAAGTAAATGTTTTACCATTCTTAACAGTTGCAACTAGAATCTGACCATAATTATCAAGTGACCATGAACCTGGCGCTAATATCACACCCGCAGTATTTGATTCTTCTCCCCAATCAACCCAACTTGTTGCATTAGTTACAGTTGCTCCTGTTAAATGAGAAGCTGCTGTTGATCCGTTTGCACCTCTAGTACAACCTAAAAATTGAGTTGCATTTTTACTTGTATAAGTAATTAATTCTGTACCAATATCTATTCTACCAGATGCTGGAAATGCTACAGCTGAGTTAACTGTAATAGTTGTAACAACATTATCTATTCCACCATTTAATGTAGTCGTAACTGCTGTTGGAATTGTTCCACCCCAATATCCAGTTCCAAATCCAAATGCTGGAGTTTGAAATGTAGGTCCAATAGAAATATAAGGAACTGCTGTTAAAGTTCCACCTGTTGTAACACCTGTGCCTGTTTCATTAGATGGCATAGTAAGTGTAAAAGTACCTGATGTTGGTACTGATTTAACTTCAAAAACGTTTGTTGTAAAATCTGCTGATGTATAACTTGTTGTAGGTAATCCTGGTGTTGTTGCTGCAGAAAATATTAAATAATCTCCAACTTCTAATCCATGCGCTGCTTTAGTAATTGTAACAGTTGATGATCCTGTTGTTGATGTAAAAGTACAACTTGTTAATGGTGTATCAAGGGGTGTGATATCGTAAAAAGAACCTTCATAATAAATAACTAATAATTTTGAAGTTCCTATTGCTGCATATTTTTTACCATCTAATGCAGTCCAAGTATGCTGGTCTCTCGCAGGTCCTGCTAAGGTGCTAGAAACGAGTTGCTGGTATCCACCTATCTTTTGTGGTTCACCATAACGAAATCTTATATTATCACCATCAATCCATTGCCCTTCAGCTCCGGTTGCAGTTTGTTGTTTATTAAATCCAGGTTTAAATTGTATCTTTTGTAATGGCATAACCCTCTATTATACTTATAAATACAGTAAATACCAGAGGAGCTTGAGGTAGAATTGGTGGTAAGCTCCTCTAGTAAGAGGATTCTATATCACTTTTTAAACCAAGCGGGAAGTCCTAAATGAGGTCTTCGGTCGTATATATTTTCTTTAGATCCCTTAGTTTCTATATTATTGTAATGTAAAAATACTTGACCACAATCATCAAATGTTAATTTATCTCTCCAATGTTCTAATTCATTTCCACGATATACTAACATATCACCTGGCTCTAACATTACTTTAACACCTTTAGCTTTTGATGGTTTATAATTTCCATTTTCATCATCTCCACCTTGTGATGCATCTGGTTCTAAATATATTGGCCAACATCCACCACCTAAATGCATAGTTGTAGATATTTCACATGAAAATCTATCTTTATGACGTTCTAATACGTCTCCTTTTTTATAAATTCTAGCATATGAATAATTTGTATTTAATTTTAATCCTGTTGTCTCTTCCATGATTGGAAGTAATTTTACAAGTAATGTTTCCATTACAATGTCAGAATAATGTGAATATGTTTCTGGAACTTGTTGATCATTCCATACTCCAAAATATTCAGTAAACTGACTAATGTATTTTGTATCAAACATTGTTCTAGCTACTTTTTTCTTCATCATGAAATAATCATAACAAAACTTTGCAAGATCCTCTGATATCGCTCCTTTTATAATTACATATTTATTTTTCTTAAAACTCATACTTCTCCTTTAGTTTGTTTTCTTACAGTATCTGTAATCATTCTTCTCACAGCTTGTAGATTAAAATGTATAAATCTAAAAGGTTCTACACCATCATCTACCACATATTGATGTTCCATGTAAGCTGGAAAGAATATCATTGTACCTGGTTTTGGTCTGTAATGAATTTGATGAGTTCCTAAAGTAATTTCTTTTTCATCTTTTAATGGTAATTGCGTAATAAGTTTAGCTGGTCTTGGATCATGGAAAACAGGCATTGAAGTTTTTTCACTACATTTTAAAAAATAAAAACCAGATATATGGTTATCATAGTGCATATGACCTTCGTGATGCCCACCTCCTTTTTCACCAAATTCCTGTACCCAGAATTCAGTCCAAAATAATTCATAGTTAGTTAAATCATATCCCATATGATCTAGACAATTCCAACTAGTTGCTCCAATATAATCTTGTAATTCTTTTAAAGCAGGATCTCCAACTAATGATGTAGAATGATAACTCATTCCATGATCACCTACTTTTTTACCAAATTTCTTTTCTCGTTCTTTAATAATTTTTGCATTATTTTTCTTTGCGTCTTTAATATATTTATCACAAACTTTATTTACATCATCTACCCATTCAGGTATTTCAATAGAATATACTGGTGAGCTAAAGTAAACTGATGCTTGTAATTGATCTGATTTTGCCATTATCTAAATGGATATCCAAGGTTCCAAATAACCAATGAATATCTTGTTCCTTTCGTTACAGGTTTAACTCTATGCCAAACGTGAGATGGAAATACTACAATTGAACCACGTGGTGCAATTTCAGCACACTTTCTCACAGTTGGTTTATCAGGATCCATATTTCTAAAATCAAATTCTAATTCTCCACCTTCATAATCTTTAGGATCAGATAGTGAACATGTAACTGATAATTTTCTAATTTTACCATTAGTGTCTTTATTATCTGGATTTGCATATGGAGCTCCCCAAGAATCACAATGCCAATCATAAAATTGATTTAATTTAT